CGGTGACGCTCACCAATGACGTGGAGAGCTACTGATGCGGGTTGCGACAAAAGCGAGAGGAGAAGCTACGCCCGTCGTTCTTTACGATGGTGGCGTCGTCATGAGCTTGCCTGTCAACTCGGCTGTGGTTTATGCCGCCCGAGCCCGCGCCGAAGCGCTTGTGGTCGCCCTCGCCGAGAGTGGAGGGGCCGTCACGAAAGCTGGCGGTAAGATCAGTGGAGTGCCCGATCTCAGCGATCCCGTGGAGCGACAGGGCGTATGGGATGCGATGTTCGCGCTATCCCTGGCTGAAATGCAGATCGTGGATTGGCAGGGCATCAGAGACGAAAACGGGAACGCGCTTCCCTTTTCGGCCGCGAGTATCGTCCACGTGATGGCCGATGCGCATGCTGCCGATCTCTATATCGGCCAGGTCATGGCACCTCACCGGGTAAGAGAATCGGAAAAAAACGTCTAACGGCCCTCGCTCATTGGCATTTTGGTGAGGGCCGTGGGGAAACCTATTGCAGTGGCTGTAAGTCGGCGGGGGAATCCTGTGCCACAACGCGGCCAGGACAATGCATGTATGCCCAGCATGCCCCGCGTACCGACGAGGGGCGAATGGCCTGGGGTCTTTTCAAGGACAATAGCTGGCGCGCGAAGATTGCGGGCTTTGGAGCGGTAACGGGAGTTGATCTCGCCCTGGCCACCAATCGGCTTGTAGGTGCTGGCATCGACCGCGAGACGGCCGAAGACCTCCTATCCGGCTGCGAAATGGGCTTCGTGGCCGCGGTTAACGAGAAAGACGACGATGGCAAACCGTAACAAGGAAGTCGGCATTCGCCTTTCCGTCAAGGATAAGGAGGTTGCTGTCCGGGCCTTGCAGCAATTTGGCAAAGAGGGGCAAGGCGCGCTCGATGCGATCCAGCGCGCCGGTCGCCCAGCATCGGATAGCCTGCAGATGGTCAACTCGGCGGCGCGCGGCGCCCAGGATGCCTTGTCCGGGGTCGCCAACCAGGCAGGGCCTCTGGGTCGGTTGTTATCGCGGGGTGGCTTGCTGGGGCTCGGGCTCGCAGGGCTGGTGGGCGGCCTCACGCTTATCAGCAATAGGGTGGTCGCGATCTCCCGAGAGCTGCGGGAGATCGAGGAAGAGGCACGCCGATCGGGACTTGGTGTGGAAGCGTTTCAGGAATGGACCTATGCCGCCCAACAGCTCAACGTATCGCGCGAGGCAATCACTGATGGTTTTCGTGAACTCAATATACGGGCGAGCGAATTTGCTGCGACCGGAGGCGGGTCAGCGGCTGAAGCATTCCGACAGATCGGTTTCAGTCAGGAGCGGGTGCAGGAAGGGCTGCGCAATACCGAGCAACTGATGTCCGATCTCATCGACAGGATCGGTGAATTCGGGCGTGCAGACCAGATTAGGCTTGCCGATGAGATATTCGGGGGGCAGGGCGGTGAGCAATTCATGGCCCTGATCGCATCGGGGTCAGCAGCAATCGCAGGTTTGCGCGCCGACGCCCAGGCCCTTGGCGTCGTGCTGCGGGAAGATCTTTTTGAGAGCGCGCGTGAGGTGGAGACCCGGTTTGCATCCGTGGCCCGCGTCATCGATACCCAGCTCAAGGTCGCGTTCATGGAACTGTCCCCGATCGTGCTGGAAACTGGAAACTTTATCGTCTGGGTTGCGGGTGTCATTCGCGATATCGCCGATGCCATTGCCTTCATGCGCGGAGAGATGGATCAGCTTTCCACGCGCAATCTAGAAACTCGTCTGACGCAGTTGGGAGCCGAGCGCGTTCAACTGGAGGCAGATCTTTACAGTTTGAAATCGCAAGATTGGCGGCCGCAGAACGATCCCGTGGGAATTGCCTCCGACCTGGCCGGGCGATCGCAGACTAACCAGATTTCAAACCTCGAGGCTGGCCTGCAGGCCATCAGCGACGAAGAGCGCAGAATTCTGGATATTCTGGCGCGCCGCGATAATCAGCCGACCAATTTGCCTCCTGCCCAGACTATTGCGCCTACATCGGCAGGTCTCGATCAATTGGCAAAACAGGCCGAACAACTCATGGCGCGTCTGCGCACGGCCTCCGAGGAATACGCGCGGACCATGGATCAGCTCAACGCCATGCTGGCGCGGGGGCTGATCGATCAGGACACCTACAATCGAGCCGTGGCCGAAGCGGTGCTCAAGCGCGCGGAATCGGTGGAAACGGAGGCCGACTATGCCGAGGCGCTGGCGTTGGTTCAGCAGGCGCTGGCCGCCGGCATCATCACGGAAAGCCAGTACACCGAGGCCGTCGAACAGATGACCCAGCGCAGACTGGAAGCGCAGAACGATTGGGCGGCCGGTGTTCAATTGGGCCTAATGCGGATCGCTGCCCAGGGCGGGGATCTCGCCAAGAGCGTTGGCGATGCTTGGGCATCGGCCTTTTCGGGGACCGAAGATGCGCTCGCCAGTCTCGTCCTGACCGGGAAGGCGGATTTCAAATCCCTTGCGGATTCCATTATCGCCGACCTGCTGCGCATATCGATCCGGCAAGGGGTCACCGGGCCGATTGCCGGCATGATTTCAAGCTTCATGGGCGGCGGGCCGGCCGCCCCGATACCTACAGTCGGTGGGCGCCAGGCGAGTTTCATCCCGGGCACTGGATGGATGCCGGTCGCCCATGACGGATGGATGGTGGCGCGGGGCAATCCGCCCAGCATGCGGGCGATGTCGGCTGGGCTCGACCGCTACCATAATGGCGGCCTCAATCCGCGTGAACGCCTGGTGGTCGCCGAAGAGGGCGAAGGCATTTTTACCCCGCGTCAGATGGACAATGCTGACGGATTGTTTCGCGGGATGATGCGCGCCCTTGGCGCGATGATGCAACGCAATACCCAGGAACGATCCGGTAGTCGTGTAGAGGTCCACAATCATACCGGCGCCGAGGTCACGCGGGAAACCACACGCGACAGCGATGGCCTCGACGTCGAAAAGATCGTTATCGGCACCGTGAACGCAGGGCTGGGACGTGGGGCATTCGACACCACGTTGAGCACAATTTTTGGTGTTCAGCGCAAGGGGAGGCGGCCCTGATGCAGGCGTGGCCAGATGACGTCCCGCATGAACCGCTCGCCAATTCTTTCCAGGGAGAGCCGTTTCGGGCTCCCTATTCAACTGAAATGGAGGATGGGAATTTCCGTCAGCGTCGGCGGTCCACTCTCAGGGTCGCGACCTTGAGATTTTCGGTGCGCATGCCGAATGAAGCTTTCGACGTCTTTGACGCATGGGTCGAAGGCGATCTTGTCGAAGGCACCCTGCCGTTTTTGATGCCGGTCTGGAAGGGCGGGCAATACGTAACACGTACCTGCCGTTTCCGTGAGCCATTCCGCGACAACCCTGGACATGGACTTCGACACCGTGTCGCGCTGGTCCTCGATGTCGAGGATTACTGATGAGCGATTGGAACGCAGCCATCGAGGAGGCCTATGCCTCCGCTCCGGCCGATGAATACCCAATCTCCACTCTGGAGCTGATCCATCCCCAGTTCGTGGACTTCGAGAACAACCAGGATTCGATCCGTGTTGCCCTCGATGAACGGGCGTGGAACCTCCAGCACGAGGTTGGGGCGCCGCTCTTTGGTGGGCAGATCAAACGATACGATCCGCTCGCCATGCAGATCAAATTGCCCGAACAGTCCGAGAGCAGCTTCGGCACGCTGGAAATGACGCTCGACAACGTGCCGCGGTCGATCTGGCCGTACCTGCAGAACGCGGCAAAGGTTCGAGCGTCGGCCATGGTGATTTTCCGCCAGTGGGTCGCCGAACGCGATCTGATGACGGGCGCATACACCGTATCGGGGCCGCCCGACATGATCGTCGATCAACTCACGATGAAAGTGGTCAAGGCCACGCAACTGCAGTTGACCGGATCGGCAGGCTTCGTCGACCTGCTCAACAAGAGCTTTCCGCGTCGTATCTTCGATCGGGACAATTTCCCCGGGCTCCACGGGGTTTCGAGTTAGGAACGACAATGCCGATTTCCCACATCGACAATGGCGATGCGCGTCCGGTCTATTTTGCCAGGATCAATGAGGTGATCGACGCATGGCACGGGCCGGGCACATCGGCCGCATTCAGCCGTCAGGGAGAGATCCGTGGGGCGTTCAACCAGATCGCCCAGGCGCTGGACCTGCCGGGATATGAAAATGGAGAATCTCTTGGCGAGGTTCGACACAAGATCAATGAAGCGATCGACGCGCTCAATTCGTCGGGGAGCTAGGAAAGTCGTGTCCGGTCGTATCGCTGCCCTCAATGCCCTCATCGGCAAGCCCTATCGCCTGGGGGCGCAGGGGCCCGACGCCTATGATTGCTACAGCGCCGCCCGCGCCGTCCAGCGCGCCGTTTTTGGGCGAGAGATGCCCGCGTTCGAGATGCCCGGCGAGGCGGGACGATGGGCCATTGCAGCGGCGATATCGGCCCATCCCGAGCGCAGCCGTTGGCGCGAGATCGATGTGGCGGCGGATGGTGCGCTGGTGACGATGGCTCGCCATGTCCAAGGCTACCACATCGGCGTCTGGATCGACGACGATGACGGCCTGATCGTTCACGCTCTCGAAGGGTTGGGCGTCGTGGCCTCTCGCCTCATCGAACTTGAGGCCGAGGGCTGGCGAAAATTTCGGTTTCACCTGCCGGCATAAGGTTCTGAACACCTATGAATTCAAATCTTCCTGCCGTGCAGGCGGGCGGCAAAGCCGTTCTGCTGACGGGGCCTTTTGGCGCGCCCGAACGCACGATCCATCTGTCGCGCCCGATGACGATTGCAGAGGTGATCGCGCTCCATGGATTGCGCTTCAGGTTGCCGACGATTGCCGTGCTCGATGGCGCACCGGTTCTGCGCGGCGCGTGGAACGTGCGGATGGTGCGTGCCGAGGACGTGATTGGGTTCGTTGCCATGCCCGCAGGTGGTGGCAACGCCTCGGGCAAGCAGGTCATTGGGCTTGTCGCCGCGCTTGCCCTATCGATTGCCGCGCCGATGGTTGGACACTGGGCGGCAGCCTCGTTCTTTGCTGGATCGTCGATCGCTTCGAGCCTTGTTTCAGGGCTGGTTCTGGCGGGTGGGGCGTTCCTGCTCAACACCTTGTTCCCGCCTCCTGCCGAAGTCCCCAACGATAGCGGAGATCAGGTCTATATCGCCAATGCCGCGAGCAATCAGGCGGCGCCCTTCGATGTCGTTCCCGTGCTTTATGGCCGCGAGAAGTTTGCCCCACGGCTGGCCTCGCGTCCCTATTCGGAATATTCGGGCAATGATCAGTTCCTCTACCAGCTCTTTGCGGTCACCTTGGGCAAGGCCGATATCGAAAGGATTGATATCGGCGAGACCGAAGCCTGGAGAGCGGAGGGCGGACTTACCGACAGCTTCTCCGACCTCGAGATCGAGATCGTTCATCCGGGCGAGGACGTAACCCTCTTCCCGGCCAATGTGGTGACGGCGCCGGAAGTGGGAAGCCAGGTTCTTCCCGATCCTCCCGACCAGCTCGGGCCGTTCGTGGTCAACGCGGCCGGAACGACGATCAACCGCATCGCGCTCGATTTCTCGTTTCCGCTCGGTCTGTTCGATCCCAAGAGCGAGGGCGGCACAAGGGCCGCCAACCGTGGCCTGGTGGCGCAGTATCGCCGTATCGACGACAGCGGTGCGCCGATCGGTGGGTGGTCGAACCTGATCAATGAGACGATCACCCGAAACACGCGCACGCCCCAGCGGATGTCGCGGTCGGCATCGGTTCCCGAAGGGCGCTATGAGGTAACGTTCCGCGCCACCAACAGGGATACGAGCGGAGAGGAGGATGGCGGGACTGCGGGAGCCCCTTATAACCGCGTCCAGTGGGAGGGGCTGCGCGGCTATCTGACAGGCTTTGTGACGCCGCCGAACTGCACCCTTCTGGCGGTCAAGATCCGGGCCAATGAGCAGCTAAGTCAGGTGTCCGCCAACCAGTTGAAGGTGACTGCCGCCCGCTATCTGGACGTCTGGAATTCGGGCGCTGGGCAATGGGTCGAGCAAAAGACCTCATCGATCGCATGGGCCGCCGCCGACATCCTGCGCAACAGTGATTATTCGATCGGCCTTGCCGATACCCAATACGACCTCGCATGGCTGATGGCCAAGCACCAGCTTTGGGCCGGACGTGGGGATGAATTCAATGCGCTCTTTGATCGGTCGTGGACAATTTCGGACGCGCTGCGCGCGGTGCTCAGGGCAGGTCGCGCCCAGCCGGTACGGGTGGGCGGCAAGGTGGGCTTTACCCGCCTCGAG